GGTTCAACTAGCGAGGACAATCTCTTAGGCCGCATACGTTACATGGCTAAGGGTTTGGACTGCAAGTGGATTATCTTGGATCACCTTAGCATTGTGGTCAGTGATCAGGATACCGGAGATGAGCGTAAGGCAATAGACAGCATCATGACTAACCTTAGAAAGCTAGTACAGGAGACAGGTGTAGGGCTATTCCTAGTATCACACTTGCGTAGACCTAGCGGCTCAAAGGCACATGAAGATGGTGGTAAGATAAGCTTAGGAGAACTACGTGGTTCAGCGGCTATTGCACAGCTAAGTGATATGGTCATTGGACTTGAACGAGATCAGCAACACGCTGACCCTGAGACACGGAACACCACAACAGTTCGTGTACTCAAGAACAGATTTGTTGGACTCACTGGTGCGGCTTGTTACCTTTACTATGATAAAGAGACAGGTCGGATGATTGAAACTAGTTGCCCTATGGGTGAAGAATCGGAGTTTTAATTATGAAACAGTTTGTACTTGACATTGAAGCCAATGGCCTTGACCCTGATACCGTGTGGTGTATTGTTGTGCAACAGCTAGGAGGACACGATGATTCCCTTACTTGGTCAGGAGATAGACTACCTGAATTTATAACTTGGTTACAACTACAGGACGAGTGCGAACTAATTGGTCACAACCTTATAGGGTATGACATACCTGTACTGGAGAAAATACTGGCGGTAGACTTTAGCAAGTGTAAAATAACTGACACACTGGTAATGTCCCGACTAGCTAATCCATCAAGAGAGGGTGGTCATTCCTTAGATAACTGGGGTACTGTACTTAATTGCCCTAAAGGAGATCATAATGTTTGGGATGTTTTTTCGTATGATATGTTGGAGTATTGCATACAGGACGTTAGAGTTAATGCGTTGGTGTACAAGAGATTGCTTTCTGAACTTAGAGGTTTTGAGCCTGAGAGCATTAATCTTGAGCATCAAGTACAAAGCATTGTTACTCAGCAGATTAAACAGGGATGGCTTTTAGACCAAGAGAAAGCTTATCATTTACTGGCTACACTAAAGGAGAAGAAGAATGACCTTGAAGACGAAGTGCATCAGGTTTTCAAACCATTGCCAACATTTGTCAAAGAGATTACACCTAAGATTAAGAAGGACGGTACACTCTCTGTTGTTGGACTTAAGTTCCTTGGCGAACAATGGCAAACAGCAGTAGCACCCTTTAGTCGCATAGATTTCCCTGTGTTTAATCTAGGCTCAAGACAGCAGATAGGCAGACACTTGCAATACTATGGGTGGAAACCTAAGCAATTCACTGAGACAGGACAGGCCATCGTTGATGAGGCAGTGCTAGGTACAGTGAAGGGCATACCACAGGCCGCTTTGATAGCTGAGTATCTTATGATACAGAAGCGTGTGGCTCAGGTACAGAGTTGGCTAGAGGCTGTTAAGGACGATGGAAGAGTACATGGGTATGTCAACGCTAACGGTGCAGTGACAGGACGTATGACTCATTCAAGTCCCAACATGGGTCAAGTACCTGCGGTTTACTCACCGTATGGTAAGCAGTGCAGGGACGTATGGACAGTACCAGAAGGTTACAAACTTGTAGGTATGGACGCAAGCGGTCTTGAGTTACGGATGCTTGCACATTACATGAATGACGAGGGATATACAAATGAAATTCTCACAGGAGACATTCACACGGCAAATCAGTTGGCTAGCGGCCTTGAAACTAGAGATCAAGCAAAGACTTTCATATACGCTTTCCTTTATGGTGCAGGAGATGCCAAGATCGGAAGTATCGTTGGAGGAACTGCAAAGGATGGTAAAAGACTTAAGGAAAAGTTCCTCACAAACACGCCATCTCTTAGAGACCTACGAGAAAGAGTTAGCGTGGCATCTGGAAGAGGTTATGTTCACGGATTGGACGGGCGAAGGGTCGCAGTACGCTCAGAACACTCAGCATTAAACACGCTGTTACAGTCAGCAGGTGCAATCGTTATGAAGAAGGCACTATGTTTACTGGACGAGTACGCTAAGGCTTGGAACTTAGATTATAAATTTATAGGAAATATACATGATGAAATTCAAACAGAAGTTAAAGAAAGTGAAGCAGATGTTTTCGGACGCTTGGCAGTATCTTGTATTGAAGCCGCGGGCATTCATTATAAACTTAATTGTCCCCTCGCAGGTGAGTACCAAGTCGGAGACAACTGGTCAGAAACGCATTAGGAATTGTAATCACTGTGGCGTGGTGTTAGTAGAGGGAGACAACTGGGCGAAGAGTACCGTGGCTAAGAAGAACTATATATGTAAGAAGTGTAACTCAGCCAACACCCAGAGAAACCTCAAGAAGCGTAAAGGGAGAAACGCATGAAGCCATGTAAAGCAGATAGAAAGAAGTTTGACTTAGACCTACAGTACGGAGAAGTCAGGGAGGACAAGGTAGCTGAGATGCTACAGGACAAGAAGATTGAGGTTAAATCAGAGAAGGACTTATGGCAGAAGACAGGTAACATCTGCATTGAGTATGAGTCTTGGGGTAAGCCGTCAGGCATTGAGGCTACTGAGTCAGACTACTGGTTTCATAACCTCTGCATAGGTGACGATGAGTACTGTACCTTAGTATTTAAGACACCAGTACTGAAGAAGATTGTTAACAAGTTAGACACGTTCAGGAGTGTATCAGGGGGAGACCATAACGCAAGCAGGATGCACTTGGTCAATCTTAAAAAGTTATTCTCAAGCGATGTCATTAAGGCATTCAAGGATATAGAAGATGAGTAAAACAATACATACATTAGTAGATGATATATACCGATTGATGGAGACAAAAGAGGCAGAGGAATCCGTAGACGTAGAGGCTGAGATTGAATTGTTCGGCGAGAACATGAAGACTCTAATGCGTACCGAGTTCGGACGTAAGCGTACAACGGATAGAAGAACATTGCGCCTGTCAAACATTGGTCGTGACGATAGGGTCTTATGGAATGTTGTTAATGGTACTGAGAAGGAAGAGATTAAACCTGCTACCTACATCAAGTTTATGTATGGTCACTTGATAGAAGAGATGCTATTGTTTATGACACGCATGGCAGGACACGAAGTATCAGATGAACAACGTGTATGTGAAGTAGAGGGTATCAAGGGACACATGGACTGTAAGATTGACGGGCTTGTTGTGGACGTTAAGTCAGCCAGTTCCTTCGGGTTCAAGAAGTTCAAGGACGGTACACTGGCTATGGACGATGCCTTTGGTTACGTTGACCAGATTAAAGCCTACGCTCATGCCTGTGGTGAGACTGAGTTCGGTTGGTTAGCTATGGACAAAGCCAATGGTCATCTCGCGGTACTTAAGTACGACCTAGAGGATACCCAAGCCCCTATACACGAACACATCAAGGGAGACATTAGAGAGCGTATAAAGCACGTTAAGGAGATGGTTAAGGGAGATGAGCCTACTGAGTTATGTACCAAGACAGTACCAGATGGTAAGTCGGGTAACAAGAAGCTAGGCATCAAGTGTTCCTACTGTCAGTACAAGAAGCATTGCTATCCAGAACTAAGAGCCTTTGCCTATTCGTATGGTCCGAAGTTCCTAAGTGAGGTAGTTAACGAGCCTAGAGTACAGGAGATTAACCTTGAGCAAATATAAGCCTAGAAAGACTAGCGGTAAGTTTAGGTCAGCACTAGAAAAGGAGTTCTCAAAGGAGGTTAAACGTAAGGGGTTTGACTACGAGCCATACGGAATGCCCTACACAGTGTTCAGAACTTATATGCCAGACTTTGTACATGAACCAAGTAAGACAGTAGTGGAAGTAAAAGGTTTCTTTCGTGTAGGTGACACCTTGAAATATAAGTCAATTCGTGATACAATATCAGTAGATGGTTACGAATTAGTATTCCTACTATCGAATGAACATAAGAAGGTACGGAAGGGCGGTAAGATTACAATGGGTCAGTGGTGTGAGAAAGAAGGTATGAAACACTACACCCTGAGTACCGCACAGGAACTTGTCAAATACGTTGAAGGGAAAGAATAATGTCACATACATTGGAGGAACTCAAGGAAGCAGTAGCAAGGGACTACGATGCGGTACTGGTTGTCGAAGCATTAGACATCTCAGTTGAGGACTTGCTAGAGGCTTTCGAGGATAGATTAATTAGGAACAGAGACTTATTTACGGAGGATGATTATGAGCATTGATGACG